TATCTAGCACTTCCTATCGACTTAATCTAGTACAAAAGAAAAGGCCGCCCGAAGGCGGCCAAATCTTTATTACCACTCGAAGGTAGAACCAACCCAGCTAAAGTACATCGATGCGCTGTACCCTTCGCTAGCTGCTTCGGGCACAACTTGTTCCCAAGGACTAACCAAGCTAATGGTTTTATCCACATTGAAGAAACAACTAGTAGCGCGTTGACGAATGTAATAAGTGCCACTCCCACCATACCAAACAGGAGAAATGGAGTTTACACCGCCGAAAGCATAAAGAGATTTTTGGTTACGAATCGTCAATTGGGTTAACGCTTTAAAGTCAGCGATAACAGTGCCAATCGGCAAATTGAAACTTTTCTTGTTTACAGTATTAAACCAGCCATAAACGCTGATAATGTTGAGAGTAGGATTATATTTGCACTCCGCAAAATAATCGGTAAACAGAGAGGTGTTCGGATTAGTTGCAGTAACAGTAATCCAATCGCCAATCCCGTCAGTAATGCCTTCAATTTGCTGGGCCAAATTAGTAACATTTTCAGTCGCCTGGTTAGCCAAACTAATAGCCTGGTCAGCCTTACCAACAACGCCATCTACATTTACTTTGTTAGCCTGCATTTGAGTATCGATTTTGAGCATATCCCCGTTAACGTCGCCCAGCCAAGTAGGTTTGTCAGTACCGATAAACTGGCTCAAGCCGAAATACGGAGTTTTATTAGTGCTTGCCATAATATTTTATCCTCCTTTAAGATGTCAAAGCTTTTCCTTGAAAATCCCATTCATAGGCAGTAAGACCAAAATCAGCGAACGCAGTAGCAGTAAATTGCTTTGCGTCGTATTCCTCCGCCATGTAACCGCCAGAATGGAAACTAACAAGTTTCTGAATTACATAACGCATGTCTGTTAACTCACCAGTGAACGGGTCAACCATGCTAGTGAATCTCTCCGAAATGCTCACTACGCCAAACATATCATAATCAATTGCATTAAGCATCTTATTATCATATGCCTGCGCACTTAACTCCAGACTGTCATATTCAAGTGCTGTGAGGGCCAAAAATCTGAAAACATCGTACAAGCTGTCGATTACAGTTTGGATATCTTGCCAAAGACCGTTAATTGGGTTCTTAACAATAATAGATTTTCCAACATCTTTCAACAGCTCATTGATGTAAAGAATCAATTCAACTTTTGTTTTAGCGGCAGAATCATCAATAGCTTTGATGATGTCACTAAATGTATCAGAAATAACGATATAAACTTGCGCAATGTCTGCATCATGTTTTCTGTTCACTGCATCGATTTGCGCGTTAACATAAGACTTTAGAACAAAAATCTGATTATCAATATAATCCTTATTCATTTCGTCCAAGTCGTTAACTGCTTTGATACATTCTTCAACCTTTGCCAACAGGTGCCCAATCAATTCAAGGTAGCTAATACTTTGGTCATACATTGCAGGCAACGCAGGGCTCCAACATCCTAGCCTATGAAGTAACGGTTCAACACGCATTATAGTCACCTCCTTTTAGGGTTCATACCACAAGCCCATAAAACATTTTGCTATTTCCTCATTCGTTATGATTTCATAATCTATGTTAACAATGCTTTCACGAAAGCTCCTAACTAGGGCGGCAACATCGGGGGATGTATTGCCATGGGTATTTTTTGTGTAGTAATCGCTGTCTTTCTTACTATATTTTCTGCTTTCGCTTGCATTGTTGTCGTAATTATTCGTAGTGTTATTACTTGCAATTGTGGCATTAGTAAGATAGTTACCATTTTCAATTGCGCCGGTAGCCATCATCCCTTGAGGGGTGTCACTGTATAGATTTTTGGTTTTTCCTTCGCCAGTACCTACAGTTTTACTATTGCCTTGAGAGCTTCCCTCTTCATCACTGTTATATAGTCTATTGAATTCTTCTTTGAGATTATAGGCATTTGTGGGGTCATATTTATAAAGAGTAGTTTTATAAAGCTCATTATAATATGGCATAATCTCATTCATTGTTCTATTCAAATAGAACTTAAACAATTCAGGAGTTTCTGCACCAATCTCGTACATGAAGTAATGGTCAATTAACTTTTGGTTAAGAATCCCCCTATAATCTTCATCCCAAATTGGATAATCACGCAACCCAATGTCAAAACCAGTTCCCAAAAGCCTTCTAAGGTCAATCGTAAACACTGACATTTTCGTCCACCTCTTCCGTTTCCTCTTCTGGTTTTTCCGGGTAAATGGGAATGTCACTGTCAAACTCTACACTGATATTCAATTCAGGGAACATTCTATTGATTTTTTCACAAGCTTGTTTTCTTGCATTGATACCAGATTTTCTCTGCATCTCTACAGCGCCATAGCCAGCCGTAATTTCATCGCCAATAACGCGTTCTTTTTTGTCGGTGATTCCGTTAGTAATACCCAACGCAGTAAGAGCTTCATTGAAAATTTCATGCTTAGTCATTGTAAGCTTGTCAGCCACATAGGGAATATTGAGGTTAAGAACTTGAATATTGTCAGTGTTCAAGCTTTTAGTAGTCCACAAGAAAATCTCGTTGCCACTGTATTTTTTAATGAGGTTGACAAACGTATTTCTTTCCTTATCATCACAACGCACGATAACAGGGAATTTCTGTAATTTAGTATTGCTGTCAACACTACTTTGCAAATCCCAAAGTCGTTGGGCATAGATATTGATGATAGGTGTGTCAGGCGTTCTTAGTCTGTTGTTGAAAATAAGAACGCTGTTTCCTTCATCAAGATTGATGAATGGCTCACCATTTGCCGCAATTGCCTGTCGTTGTTTGGGCACACCATAGTCGTCTAAGTACCCCTGATAGGAAGTACCTAAGGCCATGAAACCTTTTGTTTCATCTTTAAAGAAAACAGCATTTCCATAAAGACAAAGCATCAATTCAAGATATCGTTCGTCAACACTATCAGGCAATCCATACCATTTGAATCTGTTAATAGCCATGTCAACGAGCCTTAGATAGTATTCATTAAACGCATTTTTGTTTTGACCCGCACTAGAACGAAACGCACTTGATACTGTACCTACACCAAGCATACCGTTTAACAAATCGAACATATTTTTCACCCCCTACAGAATACTATTGTCAAGATTGTAGTTTAGCATATCGTCGGTATGCCAAAATGTAGTACCACGTTCTAGCATTGACTTCAATTCTCTAAGCGCATCCACTGGAATATATCCGCTAAGATTTGCGTCAACTACTTTAACGTAGTTCCACGACTTACGCCCTCTAAAGTTAGGTAAATCCACTACGTTAACTTTGTAGCCATAAAGGCTAAAGAAGTTATCGATAACCCTTGCAAATTCAGCCTTGATGCACATCGGGAACATGTAAAAATAATGTTGCCCGTTGGCGTAATATGCATTGGCGGAAGCTGTATTACCATGAGCCGAATCAGGTAAGACTTTATGCTGTTCGACAGCAGTAACATTTTGAAGCACTTGATGAATACCGCTATAAACAGCCATCCCCCCGGCAACAACATTCCCAGTAGCCGCCGCAGTTATGATACCAAGAGTACCCGTACCCAAAGCACTAGCATTTGAGAACATAAGCGAACGCTGATTCTGTGCATACCAGTTTTTGAAGGTGTCAGTAACCCAAGAACAGTTGGGATAAGGATTCATAACAGTGGAATATTCTAACCCTCTATCTTTGTGTTTATAACCATTGGGCACAGCAACGATAGGGCTATTTCCACCCAAGTTAGAGAACACAGTAAACATGTTGCTATAGGAATTAAAATCCTCATATCGATATTCATTTGCTCCACCGCCAGAACCATAAAGCATTAAATAACGATACGGATATGTATATAGTTTTTTGTTCTTGGGAACGTAGGTATCTATTGGCGCGTAGGGATTATCAAGTGAACCGCCAATTTGTTGTTGAAGTTGGCCATCGCCAATCCATCCAGAATAAGAAGCACCTGGCCCCAAACCTAGAAACTCTCTGGGGTACATGAACATTGTTACAATAGCGTCGGCTTTACCAGAAGTGGCATAGGTTTCAATAATGTCTGTAACTTCTTGATTCCTATCAATGTCCGCATAGAAATAGGCTAAACCAGAATAGCTATTGTTAATCATATGCTCAAATCTTTCTGGAACAAACTGTTCAAGAATCTCTGAAACACCTAGCACAATACAAGGGGTTAAATCAACAACATCCCCATACCCTGTGATAACTCCCCTATTGTAAACGTACTCTCCTGTTTCCAATCCTTCGGGAATTAGGTTTGCGCCTGGGGTGTCGTTGTTAACGTGCTGTCGCTCGATAAACATAGGCTTTTTAGAAGCATAGTCCCACCATGTTTGGAACATGTCAATCTTAAAATCTAATTCAGTGGTTCCCTCATTCACGTAGCGAATATCGGTAACAAACCCATAAAACCAGCGGTTACTAAACTCAGGGTTCCTATAGTACAAATAGTTTACCTGACAAACAAAATCATATTCAATGGGGAACTTCACTGTGAAATTATCCCTTTGGTATGTAGAGTTTTCAAGTGTTTTAACAGTTTTACCCCTAAGATAGTTAAGACGCTGACTTTCGTTATCAAAAAGCCTTACGTGGGAATAGTTCTCGTCAAAGGGAACCCCTTCGCAAAGATATATTGTAGTGTTTGCGGGGTATTTCATTTTTATTCCCCTTTCGATTCTAATTCTTCAATCCTTTTTTCAAGCGTTGCAACCTTGCTTTCAAGTCTCTTAATGGCGGCGGTGTTTAAGGCAATCAGTTCAGTGTAACGTAGCGAGTAAAGATATTTTCCCTCAATAGGATTTCCTTCTTCATCCTCGTCAAGGTCTTTGCACAAAGCCGACAATTCAAGATTAGAAAGCCCTATTTCCTCCATACTTTCTTCAATATCTTGGGCAATGAAACCGGTATGAACACGGTCATGTTTAGGTTTGCCTTCCTCGTCTTTCCATCTGAACTTTACAGGTTTCATCTTATCGAAAAGCTCCAAGTACCGATTGTCGCTTTCGATAGGCTCGATATCAGTTTTTCGGTTTCTATCGCTCGTGTTGATGGTTCCGTCAGTGGCGTAGACGGTTTTCCAAAAGTGATTTCCTGGGCCCCGTCCGCAGTTAGACAAAGCATTGGTTGATGGTCTAAACCACCAGTAACCGTCAATTGGTGAATAGGCTAGTTCCTGGTCAGCTACTCTTACCCCGAAATAATCATTCGTGCTAACTATAGTACCGTAGGGCAAAGCGAATGTACTAGTATTGGAACCTCCAGATTTATTAGCATTTTCAGCGTTAGGAACTGTTGGTAAACTACTTACAGGAACAGACATAACTTCTTTATTTCCCGTGCCCCCAGATGTTAACCCAGCAAGAGTATAGCTTTGACCACTTGTATTAACGGCAACTTGTAAAGCTGAACCAACACACGCTTGTGACGCACGATATTTATAAAGTCTAGTGCCATTAGAGCCAACTAAATATGAAGGCGTAGTTGCTGCTGTATAAATGTCGGATGCATCAGTTTCGGTGCTAATAAGATTCGGCCCAGTGTCGCCAGTATCACCTTTAGGGCCAGCCGGGCCCTGGGGGCCCGAAGGCCCCTGGGGTCCGACGACAAGGCCCAAGTCCTTGTTCGCCATAATTTACACCTCGTTAATGTGTTGCGCCAGAACCGCCGCTCCCGGAGTTTTGCGCGACAGGCGTGGGTACAGGATTATCACCATAGTCAGCAATCAAGTGACCTTGCTCGTCGATACTGAAAGTAGGCGTAATCGCGTCTTTGCCAGCGGGGCCAGCAGGGCCAATAGGCCCAGTCTCACCGATAGGGCCTCTTTCGCCAGCCGGGCCAGCAGGGCCTTGAGGGCCAACAACTTGGCCCAAATCCTTAGTGGCCATAATATCTCCTTCCATAACATATGCAATTAAATGCCCGTATTTTACCTCGAAGTGGTCAACGTAATTTTCATTGTACATGATGATTAGATTGCCGTCCGACAGCCAAGCGTCGGTTACGGCTCTGTAGGGTTTACAGTTGCGGTCGCGGTGCCCGTCTTAGTTGTGTCAAAGGTGCTGGTAGCAGTCACCGTGATAGTGGCCGTTTCGTTTTCACCCATTTTCAAAACGCCCTCGCCATTGATATTGGTGTTGGGGTCAGCGTTACCAGTGATACCCCAGGTAACAGTTTTGGGGTACAAACCCGTACCCTCAACAGTAGCCGTGAAAGTACCGCTCTGACCCTTAGCGATAACCTGCGTAGCAGGGCTAACGGTAACACCAGTTACGGTTGGAGCAGTGGTAACAAAGGCAACAGCATTGGAGAACGGGCTAACGCTCATAACGCGCCAGAAGTGAGCCCAGTAGTTCCAGTACAAACCCTGACCATTCATATCGCGGGTAAACTTCTGCAAGCAATCATAAACCATGTAGAAGTTCTCATCAATAAGAACAGCCTGAACATCTTCCGCACCAGGCCCGAAATCATCCACCATGATTACACGATACTGGGCGCGAGCAGGCTCCAAGTTAAACAGAGTAGCATAGCCCATAACATTGGTGTAAGCAGAAGCTTTCGCGGAAATCAGCAAAACCTGGCGGTCTTTCGGCGTAGAAGTCAGCACGCCCAACTGGTTATACTTACCACTGAGGAACTCGAAGGAGTTAGAAATGGCCATTACCTGGGTCAAGAACTCTTTAGCGGTATCGCTGTCCTTAACTTCGGGAACAGTAACAACACCAGTAAGGCCATTTACAACCTGCTGACCAATCAGCTTTTTCATCGTCAAGTACTCATCGTATTCAGCGCCAGTATACATAGCGTTGAAAATACCATTGATGAAATCGCCCATCTGCGCCCAGGACATGAAAGCGGCGCGAAGCTGGTCATCGCTAATTGTCTGCTTATAGAACACCTGGTAGTTGAGCTTATGGAAAGCGGCATTCACATCAGGAATCTCACGCTTCATCCATTCGAGTTCAGCAACAGCAGGGTCGTACTGGTGCGCTTTAGCGATATTGATGTAAATCTGCTCAACAGTGTCGCCATACTCCAACATACCTTTTTTCAGCACGCGGAAACGGTTGGTGAACATGTGATACTCAATCCACACACGGCCGATACGGTTAACCAGAGTATCGATGAAAGCATTTTGGGTGGGCTGATAGCTAAGAACAGCTTTACCAACTTCACGGATATTAGTAGCCGTAGGTTCGGGAATACGTTCGTCAAAGTTATTCCCCTGATTTACTTTAGCGACAACTTCGCTGATAAGGTCAATGGGATTATCAGAGAGTTTCGCAACAGTATTTACCTGTTTCATTTAATTACTTCCTCCTGTGTATAAAATTTGATTTCTTTTTCCTTTTGCTCTTCCATGTTTTCAATGTCCCCAGACTTCGCGTCTTTCTCATGGGCCCGCAAAGCCTCGGAAGGTGTAAGCATACGCTCCAACCATCTGTCCTTAGCATCACGGAAACGCTGGTCAAGCTCATTGTAATTGTTGATAAGGCTTTCACGTTCTTTTTCCCATTCAGCCTTTTCACCGTCATACTGTTCTTTGTACCTGTCAAGTTCACCATAACGCTCATCGAGAGAATCTTTCAAATCTTTCACAGCGTCACGCATCTTGTCAGTAAGGCCACCAGTGTCCATGATTTCGTCAAGAACAATGTATGCATCCTTAATGTCCATTATTTATCCTCTCCTTTCATAATTGCGTCATACAATTTTTGTATGATTCTTGTGTTGTTGTCCACTGTCTCCTTGAGAGCTTCAAGAGTATTGCGTTCACGCAGTTCTCTTTTTTCTCTGTCCTGTGCTCTCTGCTTTTTGTCCCACCAAATATAAGAACCCATAGCAACACATGCAAAAATAGGAAAGCCTACGCCGTTAATCAGTTGAATTATCTGGTTAACATCCATTTTTGCATCCCCCTTTAAGCGTCTGGCAAATCAGCCAAACTTTTGTTAAAAATCTTGTTAACTGCCACATTTGTAACATCCTGCCAATATCCCCACGAACCCATTTGCTGCACCTTAGCTGTATCAGTGTAAAGACAGCGATAGTAATTGTTGTTATTAAAATATACCCATCCTTCACCATCATTAGACGCTGGGAACATAATGCTGTGCCCGTCCATACTAGCATTTACAACCAAAATGTTACAATCGGTAATAACAGGAGGCACAGGAGGGACATCACCGCCTCCAAATTCCACATCGTAAACCCCAATTGCGTTTGGAACACCGAGCAGGAACGAGGGATCGCCCAGGTTAGAGCCTCCGATAGACGAACTAGTATGGTATTCCCAATGAGTATGAGGGCCAGTAACATTACCCGTAGAACCATAAATGCCAATGACATCACCGGGCTTAACAATGTCACCCACGTTTACAAGACGGCTAGCAAAGTGAGCGGCAAGCCAAACAGTTCCGTTATCCATCTGGCACACAATAAAGTTACCCCAAGACCAGTTACCCCCAGTCCCCAATTCGGAACGAATAATTTTACCGCCAACGTTTGGACAACGTACAGTAGTGTTTGCATTACCTGGAGTTTTGGTATCAATTCCTCGATGAGCGCCCCCGCCAGGATAAGAAGGATAACCTGCCGTTACCTGCAATTGGTTGAAATCGGTAATAGTAGTTTGATAAGTAGCCATTTTAAACCCTCCTAAATCATTTGAGCTAACATGTCACGTAATTCCATCTTAATTTTTGCTGATTCGTAGTACAGCCTTCCTCGTAGTAAAGCCTGATACAGATGTTTAACATACATATTCGTTGATAATTGCTTAACGTATTCGACAGATTCTATCATAGTTTCTTTATTTAAGTTAAACAGTCTATTACTACATTTATCGTAGTCATATGAGATAACCAGTTCGCCAATTGTCCAATCGTTCACCCAAACACCATAGGTTTTATCATGATAGGCAAACATAAAAAGGAAGTGAGAATCCTTACCCTTCTGAGCAATAAAGCTATCATCGTCAAGCTTAAATTTATTGTCTACGCTATAGGATGCATAGCCATCAATTCTAGCAATCTGACCAAACCTTGTTGCTTCCTTAGATTCCTTGTACTCTTCATCGGCTTCCACATACTCTAAAAGCATGTTGTTTTTTATGATGTATTTCTTGTCCTTTGGAAGAGTTAAGCCCCACTTTAAAAAATAAGGGTTAGCTAACGTTATAGCGTTCGCCATAAAAAATGCTATAACATCTTCTCTTTTACGAGCTATAGTCTCATAAAAATCCAGGAAAACTGTTGGTTCATTTTTTAGATAGCTAATCTTACCTTTTTCGATGATGAACTCATCAAAACAAATGTTGTAAACCTCTGGGAAAGAAGATGATTTATAATGGTGAGCTTGAGTTAAGGCCATTGGATATCCTGCAATCATGTTATTTACTCTCCAACCGTCAGGTGAGAGTTCAATATCATAACCCGGAAATTCATTGTTAAAAATTATGTCATTAAAAAGGGACTTTTGAATCTGTTTTAACTCTGTGTCATATCTTCGCAGGTATACAAATTGTTTTCCTTTTCTAATGAAGTCCCGAATGGCCTTTTTCTTCCAAGCATAAGTTTTACCGTAGCCTCGGGGGCCAACTATAAAATTGAATAGCTGATTATAACTACAGCTCTTATCAATATCATACCACATTTTAAACCTCATTTTAAAAAGACAAATAGGAGAGGGCGTTTAGTCATATGGCAAATACCTATGGAGTGGTAGGACGGTTTTACCCGTTGCGCTTCCTCCTACTCGGCTAAACCGGCCCCTTCTCCTATCTATCTAGTTTAATTGTAACATAATTTCCTGAAAATGTCAATATGTTTTTTAAATAAATATTATTTGATTGTGAAAGTTGTATCTTTTAATACAATTCCTCCATTGGTGTGACAAGGCATTAGTTTTCCTTCAAAAATTGAACCAGGTTTGAAGTTTTCCCATGATACTTTACCCTTAACATTTTCGGGCATACCTGCGCAAGTTACGTTTAATACCCCATCAATTTCTTCGATATAGGTTTTTGCTCGAATAAAACGAGCGCGTGTAAAATGGCTCTCATGAGCCCATGCACCTAATTTAAAATCATCTATTTCTAAGATTGATTTTAAATCGTCTATAGGCAATAAAGTATGTATACTATCTGTGTCACTATAGATATACATATCTTTACCATATTTTTCTATACTAAATTGCTTGATTTTCTGGGATGTTGTTATTGTGTAATAACGGGCATAAGCTGTAATAAAGCTTCCTACTGGTAGATATATTGGGTCTCTTATTTCTTTTTCACCTGTGTGATATGATATGCGCTTATCCTCTGTCAGAAAGGGATGCTTTTTCGCACAGACAGGATTCAAGGCAAACTTGCCGTAAAGAGAATTAAGCATAATCTTTGCCCAATTCCTCATTGTTTTATTCCCCGATTTCCCCGATTCAATTTTTACCTGCATCCACTTATCAATGTAGCTTTTGAAAAAATCCGAAGAACTTCTAAATTTCCAACCTTCAATATATTCCACGTTGTAGACATTGTAATGCTCAAGAAATAATTCCATGTCTACGCTAGTTAGGGTTAGTGTTATGACATCATTTCCGCTAGATACAACGTATTCTGTTGGTAGAAATCTAAAGTTGCCTTTAAGTTGGATGGTAGGTATATAATTTTCTTTCAAATCAAACTCACAAGAAAAGGTTTGAATATAAAGAGGGTAGAATTTATCATATTCATATTTTCCTTTAAAGGGTAAGGGTTCTCCATATGGTAACTCACAGCTATACATTCTAGAAGGATAAAGACTATTGACATCTAAGACATTTCCTTCTCCTACATCTATATTTGCATATACTGGGTTTAGATAGGTAAACCCTCCCTTGTAGCTTTTCCTTATCAAGCTATCATAATCGGGTGGGGGGAACAATTTCTCGAAATGTTTCTTGCCCACAATTTCCTTGTAATCAGCCAACGCGCACGAGCCTTGTGTAAGTTTGGTGTAGCCCATATCAAAAATTTTATTTAGAGCTAGTGCCATTATTTTAACATCATTCGTCAAATAAGCTTTTTCTTCATCCGTTAATATATGGCCCGGTTCCCTTTCCTCTTTGTAATCTAACTCTAATTTTTGAATTGGGAGGTCAAAAGCTTTAGCTATTTCAGATACCTTATAATTTAACAATTTTAAGCTATCTCTTAATTCTAAAGTATTATTCCTATTGCCAAACATTATCTTAATTTTATAAAACTGACCTGTATCAGAAATTAAGGCATTAAACTGATTCGGACCCAATCTACCATCTTTGAGGTATTCAAAATCGTTTGTCAAGAGCCAGTGTATTATAAACTCTCCATCAAACTTTAAGTTATGGAAATAATGCACTAAATGCCCTTTATTCCTGTGTTCAAAAATATAGGATTCTATACTATTTCCATAAACAATGTTTTCTTCATTGCCAATTTCACAAACAGCCCATGCCCACACACGGCAATCCTCTTCTTTGGTGGTTGTTTCAAAATCAGCCGTAAACATCTTAGTAACCGATTATGTTAAGAATACCAACAATATTATTATACTTGTTCAAGGCGCTATCTGTGCCATAAATATATTCTATTGTCATATCATAGCCATAAATTGGATGAATTGAAACTCTAAATAATTCATCCGCGGGCATCTTACTTATCCTTGCTCTTAATTCAGGGGCGTAAATTCCTAAGTATTCATCGATGATACCAAGATAATTTTGCTTATATCTTTCCAAACTTTCATTGTAATAATTAGGCTGGGATAAATTTTCAAGAGATTTTAACCTTCTCTGCACAGATTCTTTATTCTTTCCTGGGCCAAGGGTAGGGGGTACAAGACTTTCGTTTCGTAGCATTTGCATACCACCTACAGTGACATTGACTTCTACATCGCCTTTTATTTTGTCGATAGCCTGGGTTATTTTTTCAATGTCTCTTTCAGCTTTCATTTTAACATAACGGGGCACTTTTACCGGGGATTCAGGAGCATAAGGAACTAGCTTTTGGTATTTTTTATCGGCCAGCTTTTCCATAAAATTTAACTCGCGTGCTATCTGGGCTTCGGAGAGCTTAAAAAGATTGTCGGCGTTTACAGGCTGTAAAAACTCCAACCCCTCCCCTGTTAGTCTTTCAACACGCTTGTTAAACTCATTTACTTTTTCTTTGACAAACTCTGTAGATATATCTGATTTTTTAATCATAGAAAGGGAGACTATATTTCAAGTCTCCCTTCACCGCCCTTTCTAATTAGAATGGAGCTTCCGAAAATTCTTCCTCTGATTTTTCCTTATTTTCCTTCGAACCAGGGAAGTTTACATTCTGCACAAGGACTTCATAAGTAGTCTTGAGATTACCTTCCTTGTCCTTATACTTACGAGCCTGCAACGAACCATTTACAAGAATCATGTCGCCTTTTTTGAAATACTTACCGATGATATCGGCAGTTCCGCGCCAGGCTACCAAATTGATAAAGTCGGTTTCCCGGGTGTCACCCTTTTTAACGTAATTTCTAGCCACCGCGATAGAACAGCTAAGGTAGCTTTCACCTGCTTGGGATTTGCGAATTTCGGGGGTGTGAGTAAGACGGCCCTGCAAACATACAACATTCAACATGATTATTCATCCTCTACAGTTTCTTCATCGGTAACAGGGGCATACTCAGCGGCCGGGATAGATTCCCCAATGATTTTAGCCTGACTAACAAAGTCCTCAATCTTCATCTCATACAGATTGTTGATATATTCGGCATGGAGGAAATAGAGGTCATTCCGTTTACAGAAACGTTTCGCTTCTTTATCATTAGGACAGTTGGGAACGGTAAAGACCTTCTCGCCTTCGGGGGTGTAAGCAGTAATAGTTGCGGTCGTGATTGTGCGTGTGATAACTTTCATTTTGTTTTCTCCTTTAATTTTTATTATTAAAATAGGGTAGCCCTACTTTAATTCGATTGAAATGGAATGGCCTGTGAGTGAATTATTAGACTGGAACAAACTAAACCTTTTCACCTTACGTTCGCCATAACGATTGATGCATTTTTCTATTGTGCTGTTCTCAATCTGAACTCCGCGGCTATCGTAAATGATGCAAGCGGTGTCTTGGAAATTAACGTTATCACAGTTTAATATTAGGGTTGAGACTTTCATTAAAATGTAGGCACCTCCAATTTAATGGTTACACCAAAATCATAAGGTACACAATTCAAAACTTTGCAATCCTCCCATATGTCTATATTATTCAAATCATTTGCTTCCACAATTAAATCATCGTATCTATCAAATAATTTGTAATTATAGCATCCCTTCAAAACTTTTAGTAGCTTCTTAAGTTTCATACTGTACCACCCAATTCTATTGCCTTTCTAATAACGTTACTTGCTTTAAGTTTAATCGAAGGCTCCCAATCCGAAAGAAAATCAGTGTCAAAAATCCCTGCTTTTTGAGCAAGCATCAAGGTCATAATTGCCGGTTGCAATTCCCCGGTCTTGATAAATTTCTGTGCTTGTTGCAAAATGTACCATTCTACCAAATAGTCTACGTACTCTTGCTCAACTCCTGCTTTATTAAAAAGCTCTGCGGGGTGATTCTCGCAAAAATTGTCGATGTAGTCAATCATATTGTTTTTCACTTCTCGTTCCACCTTTTCTTGTAGAGTTCGATAAGCCCTAGAGCAATAATTTCCCTTGCCAACTCCTTTTTTACCTGTTCTCCCCTACACCTATCCGCTATTGTGGTTGCTGGATTAAGTTCAAAGGTCAGGGCGTCCCTGATTTCGTCCCATGTCATTGCTATTACCTCCTGCCATTATTTTTAATTTTCCGTCTGACCCTAAAATAAAAATTACATCGTCGTTTTTGCTGTCAACTGTAGTTGTTAGAGAGGCGTCAATATTGCCAATAGTATTTTTAAGATGTTCCCAAATTACCATAACTATAACCTCTCCTTTGTAGCTCGTAAAGGATTTCATTTGCGGTAGAATAAAGGTGAGCAACCAGACAGTAAGAATAATAGTTGTTTAAAAACTCATAAGATAGGTGGCCGTATAGGGCAGATGAATACTCGTCAAAGTATGTGCTGTTCATCTACTTTTCCTCCATTCAAAATTTCACAAGCTTCATTCATATATTCCCAAGATTTCCTAATATCATTAGGTTCTGTTTTAAAAAGTCGTTTTTCTAGGTAATCAACCAAGTCCTTAATTTTATCCAAATCTTGTTTATACATACTATGTAATCTTTTGATTTCACGAGCCGCTAAAATATAACATAACCCAAAGCCTAGGGAAAAGGATAAGATAATGATACCAATTATTTTTACAATTTGCATTTCTTATACTCCTTCACATCTGCAATAAATCTTTCGAAAGGATAAATATTTTCATGCTCACAAAAGTAGGTGACGGCCTCTGGTGATTGAATCATGTAACCACTTACGTACAAGTAGGTAACAATTGCTAAATCTCTATCAGGTTGATATTCAATAACAAAATGATTACCACAAATCAAACTATTCCATTTCATACCCTCTTTGTACATCTTGCGGATTTAAGTGATGCTAGTCATTTTAAATAGCTCACTATTCATTAATATCTTGATTTTGGGAATACTTAGTCATTTTATCAATGTACTGCACACAGGACGCTAAAGACCAGTTAGTATAGACATTCAATCGTCCACCGTATTCATTGCTTTTCCATACGCGATAAACAGACCTTTTGCCATCGTAAGTTAAGTGATACTCATTCATTTGCAACAACTCCTATTCAAATTTGCCGGTTTGTGAGGTGGTCGGCAGCCTCCATGGCTCTGTTCCCACCGTCAAGTGTACTAAGTAGGTGCATCTTTCATGCCCTCGTCCCTTCCACTGTCTATATTATAGCATAGATATTTGATTCTGTATAGTAGTATATGTTGCATCATTATGGAGTATTGTTGCGGGATTGAAGGTGCAGTGAGATTGGATGCGTTAGAAGATTTGTATACTTTTAGTATTAGAGCGGATGAAGTTATACGGAAAGTATAGGCCGGCGGGCGCTTCTAGGTTGGATTTGGTAAAGATTGGTAGTTTTTCAAACAAGGTAAAAT